TTCTCGCCATCAATGAGTTTGTAGAAGAGGCACGAGTCACCTACAAAGAAAACTATCCCGACACACCTATCGTCCCGAACGACATCAAAGAACTAACAGGTCAAGACTTTCTGGACCTTGTTGGTCTGGAGAAGGGCGAGTTGGATATCCTCGACGGTTCGCCTCCATGCTCTGCATTCTCTGTCGCGGGTAAACTGTCTCATTCATCTGACGGTAAACACTCTGACGGGTGGGGACAGACTAAGTCCTACAGCGATGGTAAGATTGTAGAGAACATCGAAGATCTGTTCTTTGAGTTCCTACGTGTGGCAAACGAGATTCAACCCAAAGTCATCGTTGCAGAGAATGTTAAAGGTCTCACGATCGGTGAGGCAAAAGAGTACTACAATCGTATCCTCAATGAGTTCGAGAACATTGGGTATGAAGTGGTATCCGAAGTCATGGATTCTCGTTATTATGGAGTATCACAGACGCGTACCCGTGTCATTTTTATTGCAGTACGCCAAGACGTTGCGGATGAAGTGGGACTAAACTTCTTGACCATGAATCACTTGTTTCCAGAACCAGCAAGAACTGCCATACCACTCAAAGATGCTTTGGTCGGTCTGGAGTATGACGAAGAAGAAGTTAAGTATCTGACGGAGAAGTTTGAGAGAACCGCGTACTGGAAAGACACTGGATCTCTAATGCCTAAGTTTCCCGATAAAGTTTTGACTGGTGGTGATTATCATCCCAAGGGTCATCACTTCAATCTCAAGCGTGTGTCTCTAGAGGCGCCTGCACCTACATTGACTGCAATGGGTAACGGGGATACAACCGCTGGTGCATTTCACTGGTCTGAGTCTCGCAAGTTGACACTAGGGGAATTAAAGCGTATAATGTCACTTCCCGATGACTTTAAACTGACGGGTAAATGGAATCAGAAGGCAGAGCGTATCGGTCGTATGGTTCCACCATTGATGATGAAACAGATTGCTGAGTCAGTCTATGAGAACGTATTGAAGGTGTACAATGAAAGATAGAGAGAATTACCACAAACCAGATTTTAGTTTCGCCCACCGTGAGGAAGGATTCGATAATCACATCGAAAACTCGATTCGTGGTTACAATAATCTACATTCAGATATTGTCAGATTGTCGGAATACTTCGTCGAGGATCTAACCGACGTTGTCGACATCGGTTGTTCGACGGGTAAGACTATCTACGAAATGATGAAACAGAACAATCGATTCGCACCTCTAGCACATTACTCTGGTATTGAGTACGCATCCGGATTTGTTGATGATATGAATGCTCGTCACAAGCAGATTGATAATGAGGGTCTGGGTGATGTAGACTTTCATAACATGGACGTGCGTAATGCATCATTCGCGAATTGTTCTCTTATTACTTCTCTGTTCACTCTACAGTTCATGCCGCCGCGTTCACGACGTGACTTAGTAAAGAAAATATATCACGGTCTGAACTCAGGTGGCGCATTCATATTTGCAGAGAAAACTATGGCGAGAGATGCTCGTCTTCAGGAAATCATGACATTCCAATTCTATGATCACAAGTCTAAGAACTTCGATGCTGATGACTTGTTATCAAAAGAACGAGAGCTACGTTCAATGATGAAGTGTTCAACTTGGAATGAACTGCACTCACTCTGTATGACTGCTGGGTTCTGTTCTACCAAGATTCAACCCTTCTGGCAGAACCATCTTTTCGTAGGTGCTATTGCTATCAAATAATACGACAAAAACAATTTAACTATTTTCTAAATGAGGGCCCGTGCGATATGCCAGTGTTCTCATAACCCATAACCAAAGGTAATATAATATGAAAGTATCAACACAGCAAGAAACACCCGTATTAAATCTAGAAACCATGCAGTGGGTGGTGGCGAGATCAAGTGCCGCTTCACTAACTGCTGGTGGACGAGGATCTAAAGCAGGTAGGGAATTTGAAGATCGTTTCGAAGACGTGTTAAAATCTCATCTCATCCCTTATGAAAAGCAACCTCGATACACCGACTATAAAGGTAACTCTAATAGAAAGGGTGACTTCAGAGTCGCATTAGACGATACTCCTTACTGGCTTGAACTCAAGCAGTTAAGTGATTTCGGTTCCCACACCGACAAGTTAGACCATCATTTCTGTAACGCTGAAGCAGGTTGTTATGGAGACCATGTTATTATCTTAATCGATCATCATAATCTATTATCGCTAGGTATTAAAGGTCGTCGTAAGTTAACAAATATACAAGTTGATGCCGATAAGTGGATCGAGAGATGTGCAAAGAAAGGTATCATTTTGAGATATATGCATATTGAAGATTTCATCGATATGCTCGACGAACTGTAAGTATTACCAAAAAATAATTTAGCATAATGCCTTGACATGTTGTAGAAACATGTGGTACAATAGCTACATAAAGTCGAGTTGAAAGAGGTTTTTATGGGTTATCGAGTTTTAAACATCACTCCAGAGTTTCGCGCTCAGTACGTTGAACGTGAAGGTCTTGAGGGTCCATTCTTTTATGATGGTCAACGTGCTTTGTATTATGATGCACGTGAAGGTGCCTATCTTAATCCTACTACCGACATGTATTTAACTTACGATGAGTATCAAGAGGAGTATGCGTAATGAGTCAGTTAACTGAGTTTGTTTTTGGTCAAGTTGTGATTTGGGGTTTCATTTATTCTGGAATGATGCTCGCGGCTGGTCACCCAGTCGAACCCTACGTCTACTAAGGAGTATATTATGAGCGCTACGTTTAAACGAATTTTTGCAGAGTTGGTACCTAACGAAGGCAAGTGTGACACTGTCGCTGGTGAGATGATCCGCGCGGCTGGTCGTCTGCAATATGATTTCTATAACAACGGTATGGGTAACAATACGTCCGGTGCCCTAAAGTTCCTACGCGAGAAAAGCGCGATCGATAAGGAGTTGTTTGAGTACGTCCTACCCTACACGACGGGTCGACTCTATGAAGGTAAGTATGAGAACGACCTGTTCCATGTTGCCATCGATCGCATCGTGGAGATGACCACTAAGATGGTGACCTTCAATCCTCAGTTGATGGTAATGGAGAACATTGAGGATATGTTCGACTACTCTGAAGATGATCTCGATGAGACATGCCAAGAGTGTTCGGGATATGGATACGATGACTACGAAGATGAAGACTGTTATATGTGTGACGGTACTGGATTCGCCAGTTAATAGTTTGGAGGGGAGTTGGTCTTTCGAAGATTCCGACTGATAGGTACGTGGACGACTCCTCTATTTTTTTCGTCCCTTATACGAAAAAGTTATATCCTTATGCCAAAAAGTTCTAAAAATAAGCCATTTATTTTGGCTAAAGCCCTTGCGTTTTATCTCTTAATATGCTATAATAGCTACATAAATTAATGAATAGAGAGTTGATTATGACTAATGAGAACTGGACAGACAACACAGAAACCAACGAAGACGCTACCTTCCTAACACAGGAAGAGTACAATGTCGCCATGAAAGTTATCCCAGTAGACATCAAAGACGTTAAAACTTTCCGTGCCGGTTTCGAACTGGTTGAGTATGAGGCGGGTACCGATCCTTTAGATGGTTTCTGTATCCTAGGTTTCGATGAGATCGGAATGTTTTGTAAGAATCCTCGTTATGCATTTATTGGAGGTGCCGCATGAATTTAATCGGTCAGAAAGTCGAAGGTAACTGGGGTGCCATGTACCCCATCGCACACGGTCTAATCGATCGTCAAGTTGGTCGCGACAGTGTCGAAATAAAATGGGAAGACGGTTACCGTGAAGAGGTTCGAGTTGATGATATTCATGAGCTTGGATACCGTAGTCCTAACGGTTCACCCATTGGTATATTTTTTGGAGAAGTAGCATGATAGATTATATTTCTTGTACTGAAGACGGCTCTGAGATTCGTCTTTACGATGAACACGAGATGCGCCCTGTGTGCGAATCGAACAACGTTGCTGAGTTGGTCAATGCATATTTGAAGTATGGTATTGCTCCTCAAGTGATGGGTTCCTCAGATTGGTTCGAGGCACCGTTTGCGTCTGCTCGCGAGTACACCATGAAGAAAGTCTACAAACTAATCTAGGGAGAGACAATGCCTAAGATCGTTAAACTGAATTATGACCGAAAGGTCCGGTACCTTTACGACAAGGACACCGAAGAGTGCAACCGACTCGCTAATGAAATCATGGACCACTACGGTCAGTTCTTAGAAACTCCACACGGGTGGTGGATGGAAGATATCACTCGTTTCCAAAAGGAGTTGAGAAACTGCGGTCTTTCTGTGAATGAGTTCCTTCGAAAAGAATTTGTGATGCCGAAGAAAACTGCGGTCAAACCCAAAAGGAAGCCGCGTAAAACTGTCGCAGCCAAAAAACCTGCCGTGACCAAAAAGAAAACTCCGGTCAAGAAAAAGACGCCTTCTAAGAGAAAAAAGGTCACATAGGCCCTTGACTCTAATACTCACTGTGGTATAATAGCTACATAAAGTCAAAGAAGGAAGAGAAATGAAGATCAGATGCATTGGATTAACGATTACCACTAATCAAGAGATAGTTAGAGACTTCGAAATCTTAACGTCTAATGAAGATGAGATGGTGACTACATGTGGCCACGTTATAGACATGTGGTCGGGTGATAAAAGTGTAACTTCCTCGAAGGGAAGACGCATAATGCACACAATGTCCTTTGATATAATTTAGAGAGAGAGATTTATGGGTTATCGAGTTTGGAATGAAAAATACCGTCACTACTACAGTGATGCTATCAAAGTGATGGATGAAGAAATCGCATACAAGTATTATCAGTATGCAGTTCGAAAGAATTCTCATGGATGGAAAGATTCTGAGAGGAGCAAGACTTATAATGCAGAATGGAAATTCGAAGCCAACTACCCTCACGTAACAAAAGAACTCACATTAAAAGAGTGTCGGACGTTTGCAAAACGTGTACTAAAATCTAAATTGTGGGAGAATTTCAATCATAAAAATGATCCAGCGATTGGACTGAGATCTGCATGTAAGACTGTCCGGATAGAAAAGATGAGATCGAACTCTTTATCCGGAGTCTGCTATAGGGAACTAATTCGATTGAGTGAGAGTGGCATGAACAAGTACGTTGTCTTACATGAACTCGCACATGCTGCTGGATTTAGTAAACATGATTACCGATTCCGTGAGTGCCTGATTCGATTGGTCTCAAGATTTCTAGGCCGCGAGGAAGCTAAGGCGTTGAAGAAATGTTTCCGTGAAAAAAAGTTACGAGTTTCCAGACCTATCATCAAATCACCTGAAGCATGGTTGAAAGCTTGTCAACGTGCTCCTATAAAAATTGTCGCATAAGGAATTCAAATGAATGAAATAATGGAAGCACACGATGAGTTAACTAAAGATTTGGAGAGAGTCCTCTACTTAATGGAAGATGATAATTATGAAGAACTGCCTGATTATCTAAAGGAACCTCTAGTCAAGAATAGGAATCGTTTGGAGATGTTGCTCGAAGTTCTGGAAGAAGATCCGTTATATGAAAGGATTGTTTTATAACAAATTGGTCTAAGAAAAGTGTTGACTTTTGTTATCAAAACATCTATAATACTTGTATTGAAATTGAGAAGAGGAATGATTTATGAAAGGTTTGTCTGAAACTGTTTTTAGTCTTGTTGCTGTATCCCTTGTCCTTGTTTATTGTACTGCTGTTATTGATATGCCCGATGTTCATGTTAGTAATATGACTGGAGAGTGTGTCAAGGTTATCAACTATGCTGAGAACGATAGCTACACGTGTGAAGTTCTTCCTACGAAATACAACCATGTGTGGGTGAAGTAATGGAACTGGTTTACGACATAATCGGTTTTGGTTTGTTTGGGTTCCTCGCTTTGCTGTTATACGTCAACCTACACATGGAAGAAGAGAAAGAACTGGGAGAGCGCATACCATTGATGTGGGAAGAGGGTGGTTGGTTAAGAACTTTTTGGAATACCCTTATATCAAATCGGTCTAAGAAATAGCTAAAAAAGTGTTGACTATTATTCAGAATTTGGTATAATAGCTACATAAATTAATGAGAGAGAAATTTGTTATGGCATATGTAAGTCAAGAAGATAAAAAGAAATTAACCCCCGCGATCAAAGCGGTCCTCAAGAAGTACAACATGAAAGGCACTCTTGCCATTCGTCATCACAGCATTTTGGTGTGTAACATTAAGAGTGGTGCTCTCGATATCATCGGAGCGTTACCTGTCAGTGAGTACGGTCCTCGTGACTACGTTCAGGTCAATCCGTACTGGATTGCTGAAAACTACGACAACGAAGAAGTTGTTGCGTTCTTAACTGAGTTAAAGGCTGCTATGGAAGGGCCTGACTTCTTCTGTGAAGACGACAGCGCGACTGACTATTTCTTCAGAAGTCACTACATCGACATCAACGTCGGACAGTTCAACAAACCTTATCAGTTGGTGGCATAATATGACTTTTAGACGTTGGTGTGATCTAATGTGGTTCGAGCACTGTGATGAGGTTGAACTCTACACAGGTAAACGTCCAGACTACAAGGCAAAGGATTACTTTGCAAAATACAAGTGGTTCCTGAAACGTGAATATTTACATGCAATTGCTAAAAAAAATTAAGCAAAGCCCTTGACAAACGTTTCAAAAACAGGTACAATGGCTACATAAACTAATGAAGAGAGAGATTTAAATTATGTTCTACGCAAAACCCAAAATGTCAAACAATCACCATGCACAGACTTTCGACACTGTCGAAGCTGCTGTTCAGTTCCTTAACAACTACAACGAGTTAGGTCCAGACTTCGTTCAAGAAGGTTACTCTAACGACGTTTCTAAATTGCAAGCAGAAGACTTCTGGTTGGTCGGTAAGTTGGTCGGTCCAGTTGGTACTGAATTCAAGAACAATAAAGTTGTTAAGGCTAAGTCATGAGTACTGTAGCGTGGTTCGCCACTGGCGAGATTGGTGAGGCAGTTCGTGATGTCATGGATTCTTTCCTTGATGATGTCATCGACTCTACTACTGCAATAGCGACACTATCTTCGATGGGTCTGAATAACGATGAGATGATGAGTCTTATCGAACAGGAACTCGAAGCTCAACAAGCAACATTTCACTAGGAATATTGATATGGGTATAATTGCAAACATTTATCGAGCAGATAACCGCGACTCTTCTGCTGGTGGTATGAGTTCACGATTCACTGAAGTGACTATAGTGAACATCGAAGGTCCTTTCGAACCAACTGTGGGTCGCCCTGCGGTCGAGTTGGTCGATGGTTACGCTCGCGGCACCTGTTTCGTACGTCCAACCTATCTATGTGAAGAACGTCCGATGATGGGTGGTACGTTCGTCGCTACTTCTGACAGTCGTTTTAGAAACAAGGTTCGTGAGATTACTGGAGCTGAGTTCTCCGGTGCGGTTCCTTTTCATGATCGAGTGGAGTTTTAATGTTACGACATAACGATAGCTGTACCGAACTGCTCACCATTCTGCAAGAAGAATGTGCCGAGGTCATTCAAAGAGTGTCGAAGGTAAAGCGGTTCGGTCAGGATCAACACAACCTGTCTCTACTTGCTAAAGAGGTCGGCGACCTTGTTTGCATGATTGAGTTGTTACAACAATGGGAAGTAGTGTCGTACACTGCGGTTGAGGAGGCGCGAACAGAAAAGTTGTTCAAGCTTCGTACTTGGTCTAGTCTATTTGATTATGACAGTGATGACAACTATGACGCTAGTGTTAGGTCGGAGAACTGAAATGAAGTATGCCGAAAATGTTGATGTTGCAGAATCACCCAGTTATGAGATGTCGACCTATGTTCATAAGGTTGCACAGTTTCTAGGAATCTCTACCATGCCTGGCCACGTCGAGCTAGAATTCGTCAATGACCTAGGTACGTTCGCTGGACTAGTTGACGGCGATGAGGATCAAGTTGATATCTCTATCGCTGAGTACTTCGAAGGCAAACGGGTCGATGAGAAACAAATGAAAATCAACATTGCCCATGAGATGATTCATGCAGTACAGATACTAAGTGGTCGATTGATTCATACTGGACTAACTCTGAATGAAGGTGTGATGTCCTATAAATGGATATTTGATGGTCAAGAGTATGAGAATATGAAGTACTGTGATCAGCCATGGGAAAACGAGGCATATGACAATGAAGAAGAAATCTACCAAGCGGTCGAATCCGGTCTCGAAGTATGCGAGGCGATTCAATCGCGCCTCTACCCACGTCGACCGTAAGAAGGAGTCGAAGAAACGCGGTCAGTTAACCAAAGATGAACTGTATCCAAATAATGGATTCTAGCCACTTGACAACCCCCTACATATAAGGTATAATTATGGCAGTAAGTAAAGAAGTACGTTACGCAATGGTTCGTGCGGCAGCACTCAAGGTCCAGAAGCGTAGTAAGGTTCGCAAGTCAAACCAACGTCTAGCGAACGAAGTAGTAGGTCTTGATCGTCAAGACTATAAATCCGATGTACGCTGGGGAGATGAAGATAAGTTCGTTAACACTCTCTTCTCCGATGTCCATCAATCAACCCAAAACGAGGAATGGAATTAATGTCCACACCAATGCCTGAGAACCTAATTGATTTAGGTCAATATACTCGTAACGATGTAGAGCTCATCTCGCGTGAGTTTTTGCGTTGCGTTTATCTAGATACTCTAGAATCTTTTGGTAAAGATTATGCGAGTCTAGATGAAGAGGATGAGACGCGTAAGAACGTTCTCGCTACACTTGAAGCATTCGAACACACCATTGCAGTACTAGATGGTAGCGAAGAGTTTCTTGAAGCAGTACACTCAGAAGCGTCTAATGAAGAAGCAACAGCGGAGGACGCTGAATTTGAACGATTCTAAGGAGGAGTCGATGTTTAATTATGATAATATTGTTGACCAACTTCGGTCTAACGTACTTCAGGTAACATTTAGTAAGGTCAATGGTGAGGAACGCATTATGCCTTGCACTCTCCAAACTGATTATATGCCTGAACTATCGGAGGCTAAGGTCAATCAAGTGGATGACTTTTCTGTAAATAAGTCTGTGATTCGAGCATTCGCAATCGACAAACAATCATGGCGGTCATTCCGCGTTGATAATGTCAGGGCGATTGAGGTAATCAATGGATGAGACTACAGAAGAGAAGTTCATAACCAAGAAATCATTCTCTGCGATGATCGAGAGTTTCGTATTTCAAAACAGAATGTCGTACATGGATTCCATTGTACATCTCTGTGAGAAGAACGGATTAGAGCTGGAAGACATCAAGAAGTACTTGTCTCCAACTATCGTCGAACATCTTGAGAGTGAAGCACGTCAGTTGAATTTTCTGCCAAAGCAGAATACACTAGACGTATAAATAGTTATGCCCTTATGGGTAATCTCATACATTGTTTATATTTAAGTTTATATTTAAGGAAATATTATGTCTTTTGCAAATCTAAAGTCCAAGTCTATGGACATCTCTAAGCTTGTCACCGCTGCTACCGAAGCATCCGGTCAAGCATCTAACACCAACAAATACCAAGACGATCGCAAGTGGAAACCTACCGTTGATGAAC